AGTTAGCACAATGGCAAGCACTGTACAATCAAGATCTTGCAACATATAACGCCAAGCTACAAGCTGCTCAGGGTGGTAAAGTGGATATTCAAACTACAACTGAAGGTAAGGTTCCAACATACCCACAAGCATCCGCTGGAACTACTAAAGGAACTCCACATAAACCTACTGTGTCCGATACAGACTTGATTAACAAATATTTACCCAAATAAGGATAGAAATGGCCGAGCATTCATATGAACAAGTAATGACAGCTTTGCGAAATGCAGATGCTGCTGGTGATACGGAAGCAGCTACTCGGCTTGCCTCTATTGCACAGGGCTATAAGCAAGAACCCAAACAAACCTCATCTTTTAGTCTTGAGCGTGGTATTCAGGACGTTCCACGAATTCTTAAAGATACTGCTGCTGGTATGATTGGTGCTGGAGAAGCTGGTTTAAATCTTGGGCTACAACTTCCATCTATGGCTTATGCAGCTTTAGATAAGCTACAAGAAGGCGTAGATATTGGTCTAGATAAGTTAGGCATCTCTCCATACCCAGAACAGAAAGGTCGTGGTGAGGAGCGTTATGTCAAAGCTATGGAGGCTTCTAACTATACTCCACGTACTGAGTTGGGTAAAGAAAATCTTGAAGTTGTTGGTAAAGCTTTTAATGATGTTGGTATGCCTCTACTAGCATCGGGCCTTCCCGTTGGTGCTGCTCTTGGAAGTAGTTTGCAAGCTATTGGCAAAGGTATGACTAAGTTTAATGCTGGAAAGACTCCACGAACTAATGCAGCTTTTGAGGAAGTTCTTAGGGAAGATGCAGCAAAGATTCAACAAAAGCCCGAAACACTTTCACAATATCCACAAAATGTTTTATCTGATATTGATGTTCAAATGCAAGTACGCCCACAAGATTTACAAGCACCTCAGTTTGGCATGGGTGGTAAATTATCTAAAATAGAAGATCAAGTTGGTAGAGAACGTCCTAAATTTGAACCCGGTGAGCGTGCCACACAGGAATCTATGGATCTGGAACAGCACCGTCTTGCTCAAGAAACTGCTCAAGAATCTTCTCAGAAAGCTGCTGATATAGAAGCTGCATATGCTGATCGTGAATTTAAAGGAAAATCTGCCGAAGATATTTGGAATGAGCGTGAACAACGTCAAGCTATTCTAGATGCTCCATTAGAACTAGAACCTACACAACGTTCACAAACTGCTCCACCAGAAGATCAAGTTCCACTAGGCCAGCGTGGATTCGGTAGGGGGCAGCGTGGTTCAATAGGTTTTTTCGGTAAAGATCCTTTTGAAAAATTCTCAGAGTCTATTAAAGAATCTTATCCAGATGCTACTCCCGAACAAATACAACGTGCTTGGGACAAGCAACAAGCTGAACAAAGTTTACCAAAAGAGAATAGAGTTAAACAAGAAGCAATTGCAAAAGCTATTGGCAACAAGACCAATGATAACTTAACTGTGTATGATGGTTCTGACCAACCTAGTATTCTTTCTGCGATTGCTTCTTCTCCAGATCTAAAAGATCAACCGGGAACATATCAAAAGTGGTTTGCTCCTAAAGGACAAATCGCGAAGGAGCTTGTTGACAATCCCGGTGTAAATGCTGGTATTTCACGCATTAAACATATTACTGACTTCTTTGCTCGCAAATCTGAGAATGAGTTATTTGGTCCGCAGGGTATTATCACAAAGATTACTAAGTTTGAAAGTCCTTTTGGTCCCGGTAAAATTTCCAATCTATTTAAAGAACGTTTTAAGGCTAAAAATAACCCTGAATATAAACAGCAATTAAATAAATTTGAAACTGAGTTAGATACTGCAATTGATACGCTAGTTTCTAAGAACTTTGAAGAAGTGTCTAAAGTATTTGAACAAAAAGGTAAAGAACCTCCAAAGAGTGTGTATAAATACTTTCCATCTTTATTTGACGGTAAATTTGTCTTTGAAGTAAAAACTAATGGTGGTAAACCTGTCTTAATGACTGCCCATAATAAAAATCAATATAACCTAATGCGCGATTTGATGCAAGCAGAGGGTCTTGAGGTCGGTCATATTCGTGAAAGAAAGGCTCTGCAAAATCGCTTTGGTGATACTGAACATCTTGTAGCTGAGTATCAAATGATGCTTGATTTCATGGATTCTAGTATGCCAGAAGCTGTTGCTGTTCGCAATGCTATGGAAGGTATTGAACAAGCAAATGCCGCTACAACTGCTGGATACCAGAATAGATTTAAAGAGTACTCTGGGTATAAAGGCAATTTAGGTAATAACCCATTTCTATCAGATTCACGTAATTTCTATGATGCTAAGAAAGCGTTGACTAGGTATCAGGAAGCACACAACGCTTGGCTTGCAGCCCACGAACTTACAGCTTTTGATAAAGAACTTGGTAATTTGTCTAATGCTCCGTCTGGTGTAACTAACTATCTAAGTAGTCAGATTCAGGACATTGTTATTAAGCAAAGGGCTAATGATTTAGTAACTCCATTAATGGATGTAGTTCAGTCTATTACTGGAATATCAGATACTGCTCAAATGAAAGCTGTCAGACAATATGCGAATCTTAATACTGTTCGTATGGTGGGTGCTGGTTCTTTTAGAGCTTTAACTCAGAACTTCTTTCAACCCATCGAAGCTATTCTACCAAAGTTTTTACAAATGTATCCTAAAGTTGGTGGTGGTGCTTTGGACATTGTTTCTCCTGCGATACATGGATTAGGAGACTATTTCCAAGTTCTAGGTATTCATAACAAGAATGAAATAAGTGGATTGTTCAATTCAATGCAATCCAAGAAAGTACTAGAAACTGAGTCAAAAATCTTTGGAGTAACTTCTAATGAATTGTATCAAGAGGCTGTAAAATCTGGCCTTATTGATCCAACTGTTCTAGAATCAACGCCATTCCTTGATCGTAAACTTACACAAGGTGCTTGGAAATTTGGTTCTGGTTTGCTTAGTAGAAGTTCAGAACAAGCCGCGCGATTTGCTACATTCTCTACTTTTTCTAGATGGTTAATTGATGCAGGGCTTCCGAAAGAAAAGGCCATCCTTCAAGCTAAACAATGGACTGAAGGACATATGGTAGATTATTCTGTAGAAGCTAAACCATCTGTTATGACTAATACAGGAATTCTAGGAGAAGCTGCTGGTAGATTACAAACATATAAAGCAACTCAGATTGGTAGATATGTTGTGTATATTAAAGAGATGATGAAATCGGGTAATACCAAACCACTTGCTGCAATGTTAACAGTTAATCTAATGTTAGCAGGTCTACAGGGTATGATTGGTATGGATGTTTTATCAACTGTCTTAGACGGAGTTTCATCTGTTAGTAAAGATCCCAAAGACAAGGAATTCTCATTCCGTCGTTGGGTATCTGAGAAAGCTCCTGAATGGGCCAACTGGGGAGTATTATCTACTACTACAGGTCTAGGTTTGTTTAATGCATTCAGCCAGCAATCTATTGGTGATGGATCACTTGCAAATATGTTCCCTGTATATGTAGGTGCCGCCGAGCAAGGACGTGCAGTATTCCGTAGAGCTAGTACCGATTGGGAAACTGAAAATGTTGGTGAAAAGGCGCGACAATTGTCTGCATTTGTTCCTTCATCTTTACAACCACGCATTGATCGTGAACTTCTAACTCAAAATGTTCTTGGGAAAAAGACTGCTATCTCTAAGTTTACTAATCAACCTGTATACACATACCAAGAAGGTGATTATTCTGTAGGTAACATCTCACCATTTGAAAAGTCTAAGCAATCTTCACTACGCAATGAAATGCGTAAAGAGGGTGAGCGATTTACAACTGGTAAAAAAGATCTAGAAAAAAAACTAGAGTCTAAGGCTATGGATATTTATGCATATGGTAAAAAGAATGCATTTAATCAGAAAGCTTTTGACAATATGATCATGGATTTTGTTGTTGGATATAAAGGTAATCCTGAGATTCTCGACAAAGTATTTAAAAACCTTGCTATTAAATCTGGAATGACTAAGCATGAACTTGTTCGACTATTACAAATGAACAAAGTGGACTATGAGCAATTGCCTGAAGTCAATCGTATGCTGAAATATAGTGAACTTATGGAGAAACGTAAATAATGGATGGGAAAAGTATTGTCAGGAAGTTTGAAGGGTGTAAATTAACAGCCTATTTATGTCCTGCTGGTATTCCTACCATCGGATATGGGCATACTCACAACGTCAAACTTGGTGATACTTGTACTCAGCAACAAGCAGATGAGTGGCTGGAGGATGATTTCTTCCATGCCACCTCAGATGTAAAGGCTGTGGTTAAAGTGCCACTGACAGATAATCAATTAGATGCCTTAGCCAGTTTTGTCTTTAACTTGGGTGTTAGGAAATTAATCCAGTCGACACTGCTAAAGAAACTAAATGCTAAGGACTATACAGGTGCGGCTAATGAATTTGATAAATGGGTATTCGCGGCAGGTAAGAAACTTAATGGCCTCATTGCAAGGCGCGCCGCTGAGAAACAATTATTTTTGGAGTAAAGAATGCCTTGGAATTTCTATAATGAACTTAAGGATGTTGTAAGTTCGCTTGCTCCAGAATCATATGCGGAAGATGCTGTATCTCAATTACGAAATGAACATAGCTATCATCCAGATTATAAATTAGGACTGCACGATCTATTTTATTTTCCAGAAAAATATGGAACAAACTTAACATCACAACCAGGAAATTATTTACCCAACACTCTTAGAAAACAAGATGTGCAGTTGGATAAAGATCTTGGTTATAATGTTGGGGGTTGGTTTTCTATTTTAAAGGGTATTCAATTGAATCCTAGATCTATGTTTGATAAATCAGCGACATTAGTTCATGAAGCTAGACATGCTAGAGATGCTTTTGATCCTTTTGGAGATTATTATGATAATTCTAGACTTTCTGTTGAAGATAATAAGGCTAAAATTCAAGACAATGAAGCTACATTTAAAAGTATACGTGATAAACTATTGGCTTATAAAAAAGATAATTTTGGTTATAGAGCAAATAGGATTTTGTCTGGGCAACCAGAGTGGGATGAAGTTAAAGCACAATTAGTTTCTTATGAATCTATGTTACCTGCAGGTATGAAACTAGAACAGAGTCCTTTAGGTAAAGCTATTCTACAGTCTCCAAAAGAAAAACTTTGGTATTATACACACACTCAACCTAGTATGTCAGATCAATCGTATTTAGAAGGTTTATTTAAGAGACAAAAGAAATGAATGAAGAAGAACTTCTAAGAAACTTACAACAATACTTTTTACAAAATCGTAGTGTTGATCGTCAATACGATCCTAATCAAGGAAAAGTATGGACGGATAGTTATTCATTGTCTGATATGTTTAATAACATCGGATCTGGAATAGACCAGCAACTTCACGATGCACCAAATAACATGTGGGATCATAATGACATGACCCTGCGCAGGTTGATGAATCAACGTAACCAAAAAATCAAGATGTAAAAATAATAAAGCCCCTCTCCGAAAGGATTGGGGCTTTTGTTTTTGCTTTTTAGTGGGTCACATTTTCATTAGGTTTCTTGATGGGAACAAATGACAGGATTACTTTCCAGTCAGGTTCTTCATCAAAGGTAGTTACAAAACCTACACCATCCTGTGCATCTGGATGATCTTTAAGTTCATTAATTGTTTCTAGTAATAGATCTTTAAATTGGTTATCCATTTTATCTTTCTTATTATTTAGGATCAAATTTCGCAAATTCCAGCAACACAAGCTAATTCTTTTGTGCCACTAGTATTATCAGTTTCTTCTAATTGTAATTGACTCCAATCGAGAACAGGAAAGTCTTTCTTCCACTGCTCATACATATCAGAAGTAATCTCTTGGTAAGGAGCTTGCTTGTAGACATGATCAGAATGAGGTAGAAAACTGACTCCACACAATGAATCAAAGTGTTTATAAACCCATGCTCCAACTTCTAACCAATCCTCTTGTTTAACATATACTGTAATAGAGGGATTATGCTCGCACCAAAAGGTTCGTACCATTAAATAATGTTCTAGCTGCTCAATGGCAGATCTATCATTAGTATAGATAGCAGTTTCTGGCGCTTTCATCGGGAAGCTAAAGACATTAGTTTTATCTGGCTTAGTAATATCATCTTCACAAGGCACTCCAGACTCAACTAGAAATTTACTGATTGGGTCTAGTTTATCTGCACGAACAGTGCGAATATAATATGGAGCAAATCGTGCATGAATACCACTAGCACTATCCACCAATTGTGAAACAGTTCCAGAAGGTTTTACACAGGTAATAGAAGCACTTGGATTAATACCTAATTGAAATGCCCATACTTTGTTTGTGTGGATAGCAACAATCTTTAGTTCTTGTAACCACTCTTGGGCCTCTTGAGATACTTTGTTTAGAACTGGGTGATCCATAATCCCAGTTAAACTAACTCCAAGCAATCGTTCATCTTCTACATTTTTACGCCACTGAGGACGTAAATATCTATATGAAGTTAGAGTAGACTGGAAAGTTCCAATAATAGTTGCAAGCCTAACTTTCTCCTTCAGATCTTCTAATGAATCAGTAGATCGAATTACCACTTCACTGAGATTACAAAACTCTTGTGGACGTAGGATAATCTCCCCACACGGGTTTGTACCAAAGGCATAATTCAGATCCCTACGGCCAGTCTGGGCAGCTTGTTTTGTAGCAGCAATCCGATTAAAAATACCACGCTCTCCAGACTTGCTCTCAATTAAAGAGAGCCATTCTTTGAGAAAGATTTCAATTTCAGGTTTCTCGGTGTAGGCTACAGAGTTATTGGCTAAGGCTCGTTGTACATTATCTTCCCACCATTGTCCATTCTTAGCATTGCGAATTCGCTCATCACTAAGATTACTAAGTGAAATTAATGCACTTCGACGGACGCCCCCAACTACTACGACATCTGCAATTTTACAAACAAGATCATGAGCTTCTAGTGAAGATAATTTACGTCCAACAGCACGTTTGAAGAGGGAGATTGTAAAATCAAATAAATCTTCAAGAGGTTTGGGTCCACTACTACGACCACCAAAAGTCTTTAGTCTTGCTCCAGCAGGTCGCAACTTACTAGTATCTAGTTTAGGAATTCGCCCACTATACAAAAGACTAATTAATTCTCGAAATGAAGTAGCCCACCCAATCTTACTGTCCCTAACACAAATTGTTGTTTCAGTTTCAAAAAGTTCTTCAGGTACTGCTGGAAGTTTCACCACTTCCTGACGCTCCACTGTAAAACCTACCCCTGTACCACACATCAGAATATAAAGAACTTCATCAAATGCTCGTGGATCATCAATAGAAACATATGAACAATTAAATCCAGCAACATTATCTCTATCTAATGCCACCCCTGCTGTCATTAATGCTCGCATAGAAGGCATTACATTCAAGGTCACAATGCCGTTATAAAGTTCTATACTAGGAAAATTAGAATACTTAGTAGAAAAGAAATCTACATATCGTTTTACAGTCTCTTCCCAAGTTTCACGTCGTTGAAGATCATCTATATATCGAGCATAACGAGATTTTGCTATATATTGTTGATAATCATTCATCTGGATTTGCCTCTTTATAATGATGATAATTGTGGCAGTTTCCACATAAAAGAATACATTTGTCTAGTTCTTGTTTCAAAGATTCAAAACTATGTTGTAGAAGAATGGAAATTTTAAATTCCTTTTCTTCTGGAACAACGTGGTGAAACTCATACACAGAGTGATGATATTCTTGCTGACAATGTTTACAAACCCCACCTAAATATTCAATGGCTTTGAGTTTGTTACGTAGCCTACGTTCTTTGGTGGTCTGAACAGACTGCTCTTTATTTTTGGTATACCAAATATCATTTCTAATTCTGATCTTGGCTTTATTCTTTACATAATAGTCATGTAAATACTCTTTCCTACTTTGTACTTGCAATTAAATAATCCTTATATTGTTTTTCCCAGTCATCTTTTTCCCAACGATGAATAAGTTCATCCTTAGATTTGCGATTCTTGTGTTGTTCTTGTTTTTCTGGATTTGTTGGGCTTTTTTTATGAACCCACATCTTCGGAAGTTTCATTATAGTAGCTTCGCAGTTTGTCTTGTTTATCTTCGATAAAACTTTCAAGAGTATCAACTAACTCACTAGAAGAAAGATCAAGTAACTCCAGTAGAGTCACCTCATCCTCCTTCTTTAATAGTTCACATAAATCATTAAATGTTAACATTGTTATTTCTTTGTTGCATAGAATAGACTGCGATCACCAAATAGATAGAATCCAATTGCTGCTGCAAAGTTATCTACTTCAGGACCACAGACATAATTACCTAGTTTACAAACAGCCCAAGTACCAATAACACTAATAGCAATGGAAGGGCGCATGAGCCTAATAACCGCCTCAACCCATGGGTAGGAAGCATTTGTACCTCCGGCACTATTAATAGCATCAAACTGTTTAATGTCCAGTTCCTTCATCTTAATCCAGTCGTCAATAGTTGCTGGTTTAAATGAATCTGGAGCAATGTATTTGTTAATTAATGCCTCACCCCCCTTAACTACCAGAGGACCAAGTGCGGCAAGTAGCGTAATAGGATCAAACATTAAATATCCTCAGTAAAAACAGTTAGTAGTGCAATAAATAGTTTTTTCATTTTAAGGCATCCAGTGAAATAAATTATTGTCTAATTCTGCGGACAGAATATTATTGATTGTTTTAGCTACTTCACGCACCTCCCATTGGGCATGGGTATCAGCACGTAGTTTAATAAAGTCAATCCACGCTTGGAAATTACCTGTAACAATCAATTCAGTTGTGGTTGCTTCTGGTAGAACAAAGCGTGCGTCTTCTTTCTTAACTCCTCGGCTTAGTAGATGCTTATATAGATCCAAACATTTCTGATAGTGGTCATGTACTTCTTGAACATACTCACCATCAGCAGGATTAATTGGATTAATAAACCCAGCTTTATCTTCTTTACAATATCGCTGTGATCGTTGTAGAAAGTCTAAGTGCTTTGACCTTACGAATTGGTGACTACACACCCGACTAATACCAGAGATATGGAAAGTAGCGTGTGCAAAGCGCAAAGTTGCCAAATGTCCTTTATCCTTACAGCTAACTGCACGTTTGATGCAAGCTTGAGAGTCAGTGCTAGATGAATAACAAATACCAGCACACTTACCAATAAACTCCAAGGAGTTAGGAGTGATATTAAGAAGCTCGACATTCACCGATTATCTCCCGATCCTTGTAAAGTGTTCTCTGCTTTCCGGCGGCGTAACTTGTTATGGTTGATAAGTAAGATGTCTTCAGGTTCATACCCAATTGCGTCACATAGTCGTGAAAGGTACCAGAAACAGTCACCCAATTCATAGGCGAGATCTCCAATGTTGAGTGTACCATCGCGGATTAACTTCTTGACTTTACCTGCGACTTCGCCAGCTTCGGACGTAAGGCCGAGGGATAAGTAGTAGAGTTCAAGATCAGATCCTGTGCCTGCTTCTGGATAAATCGCAACTTGGTTTGTTGCTTCGAGATAGTCATTGAGTTGCATATAACTGTATGTACTTTCTGTTTAAATATTTGTCTACAATTATCCGGTAAGGGAAGTTGATTGTTGTTTAAGTTCTTCGTGAGCAATAACAGCATTAAGATAATCACGAGCCTTCTGAAGATCACGTAATCCATCTTTCTCCCTCCACCTTACAACATATTTGCAAATATTTCCTTCAGCAAATCCAATATTATGGGATATTAAATAATCCATCAACATGGTTGAGCCATAATGTTTAGGGGGTGTTGTCATAACGTTCTTTCAAGTAATCAAGAGAGATGAAACATTCATCAAAGGAACCATTGTTAACACGATGTGCCATCAGGATTCCGCGGAAATGGTTATTTCCTTGTGGTCCTAGATAATCTTCATCATGTTCATAGCAGCTACCGGCAATAATGCAAGTAATAGTAGAACCATCTGGTCGTTTACCGTAGGCGACTTGCTTTCCCTGCTGATGTCCGGCAATGCAAGACATGTGTAACTTAGACACCATAGCGGAAGCAGTAGTAGCGGCTCGTCCCAAAACCCCAGTAGGGAAGTAATGACTATAAGCAATGCCATCAATAAAGACTGGACTAAGGAAATCATGTACTTCCCAGTCGCCATAAGGTAAGTCCGTAGTACTGATGAGACCTTCGAGTTTTGGATCATCATTGATAGCCCTGTTAATACGATTTTCATGGTTGCCTAGTAACATCACTTTCCGTGGATGATACTGTTTCTTTTTTTGAAGTTTAGCTACAGCATTGTACTGATACAATGGAGTGAGCAAAGCAGACATAGCTTCTTGAGCTGCTGCAATATCTTTAGTATATCGTCGCCCTTCAAAAGATTTCTTACCTACATCATAGCTAGAGAGACTAGGCATATCCGCGAAATCGCCTAGATGAATAATAACTTCTGGCTGTTTCTCGACAATGTATTTACCAATGTTATACAAGAATGTGAAGTCTTGGCCATCTTTACATTGTGTGTCTGGAATAATTAAATGTTTGGTCATTTTCCCTCATTTAACCATGATTGAATTTGTTCTACATCTTTGATAGAACACCAACGAAATCCAAACTTATCTGCCCACTTCGCGTGGCTATATTTAGTCCCGCCACAAAGCTTATTAGGATTGTCGAAGACAAACCGCAGATCTAGGTCTGGATATTGCTGTTTAAGTAGTACATACTTAGTACGTTCTTGATGATCGCTTAGATACCCTTTTGTTTCGATAAGAAGCCCATTAAGACAAGTCCAATCGACAGTATAAACGTGCTTAGATTCAGGAACAATGTAGGGGATTTTCGTAATCTCGTAATCATACTCTGCCTGATTCGCGATAAGAATTTCCTCAAATTTCATTTCCAATTTACTGCGACGTTTCTTCTCACTCATACTTAAATAACTTTGCAAATTTAATTACATTTGGATAGTCCTCTCGTGGACAAATTGCAATTGCAATTTCTTGATTATCAAGTGCACCCTCTGTAACTATAGTGATTTCAGGTATATCTTCTTTAATTTTATTAAATTCCTTTTGGTTTACCTTAATTATACACTTTCTGAAGGAGTTTGAAATCCACTCTTTGTATTCAGGAACATCCTTAAATTTAAGATGTGCCATTAAAGTTCCATGAGCAACTGATAAGATCTGATGTCCAGAATCAACGGTATCCAAAACGGCAATATATAATTTAAGCATTTACCAAATCCAATGCTGATTGTTTACGTGCATAGTTTCCACTATTATTAATACGATCTAGTTCATGTGTAACAACAGGAGACTCACCAATATCAGAAAGAAAAGCATCAAAAGACTCAAATTTAAATTGAATTCCACGCCCACCATAATTATGATAGGACCTAGATTTTGGATTGGTACATCTTTGTTTTGCGTCAGTATATGCTCTATACTCTTTTGGAAATAGTCCAGCAAGTTTACTACGTCGTTTACGCTCACTCATAGTTTCAATCTATCTAACATATATTGTATCTTTTGCTGTAAATCTGAAGGATCTTTTGGAGAAAAAATACGTCTATTAGAACATTCATGTCTATGTGCAGCAAGTAGGATGTTTTTAAAATCGGTCAAATCAGATTCATGTTCTAGTACAATTGTAACTGGAGCAAACTGTTTATTAATTTTCATACGTTCACCAAATCCAATGCTGATTTCTTGTGTGAGTAGTTTCCTTGGAAATCCCACTGGCAGGGATACCAAACATCAGAATCTTCGTCATAATATGCACCATTTATGTAGTCTTGGTAAAAAATGTCATAGATTCTAACGTCGCTTCCACCACGGGTTTTAACTCGTTTGGTATAATCAATTCTGAATTTTTCAGGTAATGTGCCCATGTTACTCCTTCTTCTTGACATATCCAAAGACATACTCCATTCATTAGGAATCGTTGTGGATCATCATATTTATTATAGACAAGATCAAATAGATCCTGTTCAGTCTCTGCGGAACTTAGGTATTTCTTGGATTTTACAGGGCCAAGACCAGCAATACCAATAATATTGTCGGTAACATCGCCAACAAGCATTTGTTCATAGAATCTGCGAATCCCACTTTCTTTTGTAGTTGTTGTGAATTCTGCGGCTTTAGTCCAAGTAGCTGTGCCGATTTCCCATGAGTAATGTCCACCTGGAATCATCTTTAGATCTTTGTCAAGAGAAATAATAATAGAGTCGTCTGTCTGATTAATTCCTAAGAGATCATCAGCTTCATAATACTCTTGCATCTTAGCTTTCCACTCAAGTATTAGAAATTCTTTGCAGTCTTCTAACCATCGTGGCGGCTCTTGGTCTTTGCGATTAGCCTTATATTCTGGATTAATTTCTTTTCTAAAGTTTGATTTACCTGTCAAGTATGCTATATATGTATCAGCATTTACTTGAGTGAGCAATTCGCGCATTAGATTGTCTGTTCGATGAATCGCGACATCTAGTTGTTCATTTTCAGCACTAGCCGCACATCTATAGGCTACTAAGTCTCCATCAATTAATGCGATCATACTTTCATCTTATTAGTATATGCCCCAGCGCCTGTTACTTTAATAGCTTGTGGGCTGAAAGCAAATCTAGTATCAATGCCCCCACAACGGGGGCACTTGACACCAGTGGTTTCTTGTGATAAGGCTTCCCAATGTAGGCCGCATTCACGACAACTGAAATCACGTAGTTTTAACATAAATTCTCCGAAGATGTGGGTCTAAGGTCTTCATCCCACTGCCTAGTTGCCACTCCTATTACCTCACTGTTAGTTGGATGGTAATAACCAAGTACTAGGTTTTCCGTTGATCAGGCGGCTGTTCTTTAATTAGACAGGAATATCGTCGTCAGTGTTTAGTGTTGGTAGATCCGCGAGGGGTGTAATACCAGTATCTAGACCAAACACATACGACTCAAATTCCTTTGCACAAAAGATTACATCAGCCGCAGTTGCTTTCTTAATAGCACCAGTACCATTCATATAATCAATTGCAGAGGAAATGCTAGATTGGCGTACAATGTATACCTGCTTCTTTGCACGCTCCTCAGGCGTTTCGTAGGTGCTTTTAGGGGCTACGTTAGCCTTACCAGGAGGAACTGCGTTAGAAGTGTCTACAGAGGTACTAGTGACTGCTTTAATCCAGTCCCAATAGCCCTTTTCATTCTTCTCCATGTCAATAGTGTAAATTTCACCATTCTTTGCATCAACTAATGTCTTATAGACAACTGGATTAGTGAAAGACATAAGCTTCTTGGAAGACACTTGACCCTTCGCAAGATCCTTGAAAGCGATTTCTGCTTGCTTGTATTTACCTTTGTCTTCTACGTTAGCGTTGATGAATTGAATTTGAATTTGCATATATTTCCTTAAATAATAGTTCTAAGTTTAAGACCACTTTGTTTAGTCTGGTCTTTTGCGATTTGTAAAGCTACTGCTGTAGGGACTAAAGACCTACGCGGTTGATGCTTGGTTTTTAATTCTTTATCTAAATAATACCTTCCATTTTTTATCTGACCATTTAGGTACTTAAAGATGCAATTTTGCACATACCAACTGGGACACTGTAACTCTTTTGCAATTACTTCTACAGATTTATTTGGAAATGTATTGTAAAGATCTATTGCATCTAATTCTAGATTAGAAAGTATCTTTGATCTGTACATATATTATACAGTAGTTTTCATAAATGTCAACTAACTTCCTCTAGATCTTTTAGATTTGGTCCAACAGAAACTTCACCCAACATTGGTAGGTTCCAATCAATTCCATATGCTTTGGTAATGTTCTGTGGCAAATCTTTAAATACATCTAGAAAGATCTCTTTAACCGTTGATACCTCGTCGTCGGGTGAGTCGGATGAAATACTATCGTGAATAGTACTAATAAGCTTACTACGGAGATTATACTTAGCAAAACGGGCAGCAGTACTAACCCTAGCAACAGCCATAACGTCAGCTCCAAGACCCTGGTTAGGGTAGTTAGTAATTTCATATTCTGAATATTCCATACCTCCATTTTTAGGATACTTTTTGAATTGATATGACCGACCTAACGGTGAACGTAATTTACCAGTTGCATTCACTTCTTGTAGGTACTTCATGTGAGTAGCGTACAGATCTTTGTATTTTGAATAGTACTGGTCAATTACATCTTGCCAGAACTTCTGCGACTTACTGACAACCATAAAGTCAGGATCGCGGCTATATGCAAACGCAGGCCCGCGGTAGATCCAACGAAATAAAAATACCTTGGCGATCAGCCGTGAAGGTAGATTAAATTTCGTTTGATTGTCAAGGTGAATATCAAATTTACTTGGATCATTTACAACATTGTGCCACTCTTCGATTCCATTTTTGTCTTGACTTAGAAAAAGATATGTGCACCACTCTAAGCTTTTTGCATCGACGTTTACGATTGGCATGTTTTAATATCAAATTCTAAATATGTAATGGGACGTGTTTCTTCATCATCCATGACATGTGTTTGAATAAACTTTGCGATATCCCATTGCATATCACATAGGCTATCAGCATCTGACTCAACGACACATTTTAAAGTAACTACACAATCGTATTTCATAGGAACCTACTCTCGCACAGGCGCTTCCCGATTGGTGGAATGTTCTGACCGTTTGGATTAGAAGACGCAACCCGTCCCGTTACCGCAACACATTGGTTATACGAGGGATGCAAGTAATCGCCCCAATGCATTTCCTCCATTTTCTTAGGCAAACCTTTTAGATATGTACCATTCATCTTCTCCAACTTCGCACGTTCTAGGATCAAATCAATGAGCTTCTTCGCGTACTTATTAGGTTTTAATGAACGGAGTACAGGTTCTGCTACTGAAAGGTTGTCTTCACCGGAAACTTGTAAAGGTTCAACCAACCGCTGGAAGACATTAGGGTATTCCATGTTTTTGTATTTTGTTTGGCCTGCTCTAGCACCAGTTTTAAACACTCCGATTGGCACTTGATGTTCGCGGATAATAGTTCCACCATAGAGGATTGCAGATTTTTCATTGTTTGAATTCCAATTTACTTTAAAGTCAACAGCTTCATTTAGTTGCTGTTCAATCCGTAGAATCTGTTCATCATACTGCTCTGATAATTCTAAAGACTTTTGTTTGTTATACTTCAGACCATTCCATTCCATTTCTAGTAGAACCGGTAGGTCTAACATGTGTAATCTGAAAAGACGATATAAATGTTTATACTCACCTTCAAACATTTTCATGTGTGTCAGGTATAGGTCATGTGTAATCTCCACATCATTAATACAATATTCTTCTAATTCATCCATTGGAATCTGATCAGTATCAATTCCATTGTCCCAATAGGTTTCCTTAATGTAATCTTGTTTAGGATTTAATCCACGTTTTTGACAGGACTCTGATAGATTGGGGAATTTCCAAGTTTGATTACTAAATAGAAACTCAGCATACTGAGGATCAAACATACGAGTCCCGAACTTAGGGATAAAGCCAAACTCACGCCTAGCCCAAGACAAATCAAACTTGAGATTAAAGCCAACAAGCAACTTAGCAGAAGACAGAATTTCATTTATACGGCCAACGTCCCAAGGCTTTTTGAAACTCAATAGCTGCGTTGAATCTTCGGAAATAACTTTTATTACTAGTAAGCATACATAGGTCTCTGGGTCATAAACGTTACAACTATTTTTAGTAGAACCTTCAAAGTCAAATACAACTATTGACATTTATTTGATACACATTCTGTTAAGGCTTCCTTACAAATAAAACCATCTCCATCTTTATCAATATTTATGGAAGATTCTAATCTATAAAGTCTACTCAATTCTGAATAAATTTTATCTGTTGGATAATCTTCATCCATCCAATTTTTATTTAAATATCTATCAATCCAATCTAATTGAGAATAAGCTGTATCCACAATAAATCCTTAGCAGCAACATTGGTTCTTAATATCAGCAGGAATAAACTCAGTTAGTTCCCATTCCTTAATATGTGGATTCGCAAGTACCACATCCGCGGATTTCAGGTGTAGCATAACTTCACGCTCAGCATCATCTTCAGTCTTAGCTAAAACAGTAATAGTTACTTGGATGTCAAAAGTTTCCATGATTATTTATCCTCAACGTCACTACAATAATTAGTTTTTGTATCTACAGTTGTGCCTTGTACAATCTGCATGAAGACTGGCCGATCAAAGAAAGGCTCTTGTGATTCTAGATAATTAGCAAGCGCACGTCCAACAATTACACGATTATTTAGGCTAAGTGTGGTATTACGAATGACCTTAGCAATATCCATCATATGTTTGCGACCAAATCGTTTATATTTTTCTGCCATCATGCAACAATCCAATAATCATTGTGATTACACACAATTGTTTCATATCCATCATACTCATCAATTTTAAACTGTGTTCCAATGGGAATCCATTCAATTTCTAAATCTTTAGCACCACCATTATAAGCATCTGGATATTCAATATCAGCTAACTCGACTAACTCAACACCTGTTTTTCCTTGTTCAATTGCTTCAACAAATTTAGGGTTATATAATTTAGTTTCATCCTCACTCCAACTAGACCATCCAGCACCATATCCCGGTGAGTATAGTATAGCTACTTTTCCATTCTTAATAACTTTTTCCATTAATTCTCCTCAATATCTTTATATCGTGCAATCTCTGGTTGAATTAAAACATCCATACGGCCATGCCTAAGCAAAGGATCTGTATCTTCATCTCCTGCTAATTTATTTTTACATAAGTGTAAATGGCGAATATACTCAAGAGCAGTATCATGGGTACGACCGATGCCCAAGATCCAGTCTGCCATCGCTTGCTTTTCCGTTTTTGCATTAGCTACATTTTCCATTGTTAGCCATCGTTTTCCTTCTCCAGATGCATCTGATTGGGTAATGCCTATTACTGGGCAATATTGTTTAGCAATTTCACGTGCCCATCTATAAATAGAACCTAATCGTAAATCTTCACGATCAGCTTGAAATCCTTTAATGGCATCTAGTTGATCAATGATAACTAATGACGGATTAAATTCTTTACACAATTGCTCAACTTGTCGCTTATGTATACTAGCAGAGTCGTACATTTTGATTTTATCTCCACCATTCTTCATAAACTGTTCTTGATTATATTGAATATTACTAAATAGTTCTGATAATTGTAAATTCAAACATGCTTGAATACATCTTACCATAACCCTATCACCAGCTTCTTCATTACACAACCATAAAATTGGTTGGGTGACTTGTTGAGCAAAATATGTTACTTCTGAAGCCAAGAAGGTAGTCTTACCAATTTCAGGTCTAGCAAAAACAAAACCAAAGTCTCCCTTTCGTAAAGACCCCATCATTTTATTTAAAGTGTCAAGTCTCCATCTTAAACCTTGTTGATGTAATGTTGATTCATATAGTTGAGAAATATCTGTTGTAACAAACTCGAAATTCTCGACTTCTGTCTTTTGTTCAAACTGATTAATTGTGTCAAAGATACGCTCGACGGATGACCGTCCTTCGCTAACATCAAGAGAAACTAATGCAAGGTCATAGGCAAGCTTTTTGTTCTTCAGTGATGTCAGCACATCAGTCAGTAGCTGATCGTCGATTGTAGCCCCCTCTACGCTTGCCAGAATGGCATCGTAGGTATCACGATCTTTCTCCTGACACATAGTAAGAGCATAAAGACGATATTCATCGAAAGACAAATCTCTTTGATACTTATCATGTAAATCTTTTAGACAAGTATAAAGATAGTTAAGTTCTTTATTGTCTTTATCTACATTAATAGAATATATATATTTATTATATATATTATTATTAAGTAAATATTTAATTAATATTGTATATTCTATTATATTATTACTCCTTTATATATTATATATAATAATATGTATTTTACTACACTATTGGTCTTTTGTCAAGTACTGTTTAATCTCATCGTATGTATGTTCCTTAGGGTCTTTGTCCGAGAAGATTACGCTAGCAGGTAGACCTAGTAAAGTACTCAGATTAGCCATTTTGACGCTCTTGGAGCGCATATCCGGGTCTAACCAATACCACACCCTATCCACTACCGTTTTAAGCCGGAGAATCTGCTTTGCACTAACTGAGCTACCGAAGATGGGAATTGCCCCCGTGAATTTGCTAACTTTAATAGCCGATACAATGTCTTCCACCAATACAGCAGTACGATTCGTGACTTTAACCGGATGAATAATTTCGTGGATTTTACCTTGTGAGAACCACTTCTGAGGTGCTTTGCCATTAAATTCTATCTTATTTTTACCACATGGTATGTATCTACCTTGCCAAGCTAATAGACCAGTTTCGTTGAAGTATGGAAAGATAAGTCGTGACCACTGTTCAGACCACATTACATGATTAGACATTAAATCTAATCTCGATAGTTGATACTGTTCCAGCCATTGTCGTGCTTCGTATGGAAAGTCTGTAGTGACATCCGCAGGGAGGACAACTGTGTGGTTAGGTTTGTTAATTGCTTGTGCAACGTGTTTACGACCAGTGCCGTAACCACAACGGAAGCAATAACTATGGCCGTCAGAATAGACAGCAAGATTATCCATAGACCTGTCATGACCTAACTCCCTACATTTTGGACATTGTTCTTTACGAATAACATAAGATTCACTTCTCATCATCCTTCCTAGTAGGTTTATACACTGAATTAAAAGTATCTAAATATACTTTAACATACTCTAAAGCATTTGTCAAGGGACTGACGAGAAACTTGACGGAATTTGCTATCCAACGTGGTTGTTGGATACTAGGTCTAAACCATGGATTCATTCTAAACTCTCCGGTAGTTCATCAATTGCGATATGATCTAAATCAAAATCTTCCCATTCAGAATCATCAGAACACATACTTAAACATGTAAAACATAGATCAGTGTATTCTGATGTTCCTGGCCACTTGTTTACCATCTCATCATCGGAGAGGATACAATCGCAACTTTTGCAGCGGCCACTCATGCAATAAACTCCACTTCTGGTTTTGTGTTTACTATGGAATTAAAAGTTTCAATTAGTGGAGAATCTTTAAATTCATTTGGATAGTTATTTAAGCGTAGTAATCCTGATTTACCATGCACGGCGAGAGCACCGCGTATTGTCTTAAAACCATCTACAAACGTATCTGGAAATTTCATAAATGATGTTAGATTATTTAGAATAGAATTTAGTTTATTAACTTCAATACATTCTACATAAGTTAATTCGCTAGGCTTAATACAGTTAAATGTTTCTAGAAGCGTTTTAATGGTCTTATTTTTAATGTCAAGAGTGCATAATTTAATTAGCAGTGTATAAATATTAAATAGGATACAACTATTAATCCACATAGAACTAAATTCTAAGACAAATGTAGCCCCACGCTGTCCAGCATCACTGGTTTCTACAATATATGTTTTTTCCATTCCATTAAAATCTTCGATAGAGTTTAACCATTCTAGATTTGTTTTGAAGGTCTCGTATAAATCTGTACGTGGAAGTTTGATTGCAATACTAGGATTTTGCATTTGATATGGATATTCTTCATGTTTATACTTAAATCCATACACTTCTTCAAACTTAAATTGATCTGGATGGTGATTAACCATTAAAAACTCATTGAAGTACTCACGGCACTTTACAAAATTAGTAATTAGTTGGTAATCACCATTTTCTTGCTTGTTTGTGAATGCAAACTTAACGTCGTTAACTTGCATAGATTCAAATAGTTGAGTAACATGTGGATATGGGATAAGTTTCATGCTAGACTTTCAAGAATAGATTGAGTATATTTCTTACAAGTAGTGCCTTCAATGCCAGGTGCCGTATTAATCTCTAGCACATAACATTTATTTTCCTTTTCATTCCAGATAATATCTACAGCACCAGACTGAAGGCCAATAGCAGCGCAAGCATTAAGAGCCAACTGTTGAATTCCTTCTGGTTCTTGGACATTTTCACGACAGTAAACCCATCCATTCTGGTGGTTGCGGATTTGGTGATTGGTTCCTTCATGACCGACCCGCTTCTTCTTTTGAGTAACGTCGATAACTTGTGATTGGAAAACGTGGACACGGTATTCATGTTTCTTCTTTTTGTACTGGACATAAAGTTTCGCATTAGGACCAACCTCACCAGCAGGAACCATTACAATACCTTTACCGCTATGACTACGCAGTAAAGTACGTGCTAGGTAATCTTTACCCCATGCCTGAGCTACATTAACATCAGTAGTCCATTCCGGGATACTAACACCATGTTCTTGAAACTTCTGAAAACTTAGTAACTTATTACTAGCAATCCGTTTAGCTACCTCCTGCGCAGCATCCGTATGTGGACATGGCGCAGTTGGACCCCAAGCAATGATCTTGTCGGATAGTCGGCGCTTGTAGCGTACTGAGTCTTTACGCACACGCAAAACGCGGCGATCTGTTTGATCTTCTTTAAGATTAGTTTGTAGATTCTTTAGACTACGACTACCAATTTTATAACCAATAAGGATGATACGCTTTTGTTTAGTACGCATATAAATTCCTAAATGCTGGATGAACTGAATCTGCACAATGCTCACATAGAATGTAAGTAATGTTACCATGTTTATTCATAGTGACCTCTGCGAATTCAATATCTTGTTGGCGATTAAGCACAGTACCACACGAATAACATGCACCACCAGCTTCTTGTAGATCAATTGGATCAACTTCTACATCTCTGCGAGCTTTCCACACTACATTGTGCTTAATACCTTTCAAATAAAGCTGGACAATGCCTTTCTTTTGAGTAATAGATGCAATGGTGCCTGTTAGACGTTCTGCATTAATCATATCATCTACTTCTTTTTGGGTATACTGACTCATACTTAGATATACAGTTGCATGAGTAGCAAGACCATCTAGCGTTTCACAGATTAACTTATAACTCGCAGAATTGATGTCAAAGTCTACAACCTTGCATGGCACAGCTTCACCACTCTTATAAGTCTCAATGGAGGCTGTTCCTTGTTGGATAGAAGATTGATGTAAGGAGTGTACCAATCCAGTTGTTTGATTGTTGGAATTCTGATGATGGTGGTGGGAGGTTGTAGGTGTCCAAGGCACCATCGGTTTTACGTTGGACACCACTTCTTTTTTTGGTTTTGACTCGCTTTCTAACTTCCGCGATTCAAGACTAAAACGAAATACCTTGTCCGTAGGAACATTTTGTACTTGATACTTTGAAATATTGTTACGATCTAGAATCCAATCCAGCATTTTACCTTCTGATGCTAGATAAATCTTATCATTTGTTTCTACTAGATAGAGTGGTCGCTCTGAATTACGAGCAAAGAATAATGTCTTTTGTGATGCATCATACCAAATTAGAGTGTAGGCACCTTCAATATTCTTTAGTGCACTTTTGTAGCCATGCTCATTAATGTGATGACAAATAGCATGACTATCCACAGTGGTATTTGCAAGCTTCTTATGATTAGTTAGCGTACCATTGTGAATTAGACAGATGTTACCTTCAATAAATGGATGTGCATTCTCACTGGTAACTTGTCCCATTGTAGCTTTGCGGTTATGACCGACCACAATATGATAGTCTTGGATAAACTTGTTAAAGAATGTAGTTGATTCCTTTTTATTAATAAAGAATGGAGCAGCACTGGCATCCTTAATCATATCAAGATTGCCATGCTGATTGACACCAAAGACACCCGTGCTATCCATTCCGCGCCACATATCTGATATGAGCATCTGTAAAAAGATACTCTTATCTGTTTGGAAAAAACCTGCCTTATTCTTACTGATAATAGCCACTACGCCACAAATTTTGGGTTCCTACCTTTCATTCAATGAATAATAAATAGTACGTCTAGATACATTAAACATAGCTGCTAATTCCAATGTATTATATTTTTTAGACACATATCTTATCATATTTATGTGTGATTGTCAATAGTTCCGCACATATTAACCTCGAATTGCTAGTTTACGAGCAACTTCCCAATAAACACAGTTGTCTGACTTTTTCAAAGTCTTACTGTATTCATTAGTAAAGATTTCACGTTTTAGATTGGAAATACATTCTTCAAAATCATTCTTGTCATTCAATAAACAATTGTCACCAAACACACGATGGTACAGGTCCATATAACTACTGGTGGTATTCATCTGAAAAATTTCAGTTTCAATCTCAGTAACAGTCATGGACATTGCTGCTTTACGGAGACATAGAATCTGATTGATCCATGAATAGATCTTCTGTAGCTCATGTGTTCCATACAAATGGCGGAATTCGATGGTGCCAAACCCACGTTGCCCATTATTATCTAGTAACGGTAATAGATTCAGGCCAGTGTATTTATGCCATGTTGGAGTTAGACCATAGATAACATCCTTTAACGAGGATAGAATGTTTGTGCGGTATAGTGGTACACAGAAGATACTGTTCAATCTACGTTGTCCAGCAAAAGCATAGAAGTGTTTCTCAAAGATTGCATAGAGCAAACACATAACATAGATCTGATTCTGTGACATATCACGGCAATTGAGGTGCACATGAATACTGGTACGGTTAGAGAAATCTGGCTTATTATTTGTGTACATACATTTCCATGCATGTTCCATTGCCAGTTGAATCTGCTTAACTTGTAGAGGAACAGACACAAGTTCAATACCAGCATTACGCAATGATCCGTCAGCTTTAGCTGCCCAATATGCTTGAAAAGGTGGCATTGAATTGTGCATATTCTCAACTTCAATCTCAATACCAACTAACGCATGGTTCGTAACAAAGACAAAGGGCTTATCTTCTACCTTATTAGATTTCTCATAGGAAACAGATTCAGTTTTGCGAATGGACAATCCACGATAGTTATATACTTCTTGTAGTGGAGAATCATGGTCACGAATAACTGCTTTTTTCATGACCTGCTTAGTAGGAGTTCCAAGAGAATCTAGAAATTGTACTAGTGTCGGCTGGTAGAGCGGCGTTTCGGGTTCCACAAGATCATCCATTACTACTTCTGCATTAGGATCTAATTGTGGTATGGGATATAGAACACTAGCTATATTAGTTCCATTGAGAACATTGTTCCCAAATAATGTATTAGGAATAACTGGACTTGTTGGCATTATAGTTCAATCCTATAAGGTTTAAATAGGTGCATATTGTCTAAAACCTCTTGTTTAAATAGCGGATGATGAATCTTAAACACACCATTCAAAAACTCACCAATCAAAACATTACAATAAAAAAGATGATACATTTCTTTATTGATAGTAATCGGCAGAGTTATCATGAATTTTGGATTCAAAGCTACACTAAGAACTTCACGTGAATCTAGCTGATTGATCGCAACTTCACATGACTCTGGGTATGTAGGATACAGAGCTTGAACAATGGTTGCATGCGTCCAAGGATGTGCCTCTTTGCTCCACATATACCGAACTGGTGAATAGATTTGGATATTTTCCTTACAAATACCACGTTTGTATTGACGATGTGGCTTACGGATAAACTCAAGTGCCTGATAAGTAGTGTTAAACAAACAACGCTCAGGAAATTTACAGACAATTTTATAGTCTGTTTCATGGCAAAGTTTCAATGGCACATTATTTTCATCCTTGAAATGGTGATAATTATCATTATATCCTTGGTAATATACCACAGTTTCGCAGTCATTAGGTTGACACAGTACTAGATACGTATGCTCATACTTCTTACGCATCTCGTCGATTGCCATCTCTTTATTGAAGGCATCGGTTAATTCATTCCAAATGTCCATTGTTAGATCGCATAAATAGATTTGAGTTGGTCGTATGCGTTGTTATTGTTGTTATTGATACAATCTTGAATTAGATTTCCATGCTCTTCTGGAATTTCCTTACCAGAATGGATGAAATCTAGAGCGCGTTGAGTTCCTTGATAAGCCCAATGAATGAGATTATCACTGAAGATCCAAAAATTAGACAGAGTACGATATTCAACACCATATGGCTTAAAGCGGAACGCGCCTGGCTTTCCATAAAGTTCTCGTCGGGGTCCACCATTACCATCAAGTCGTGTAGAAGGTACGCCAAGGAATAAATCCATAGCACGCACGCACTCAATAGGGTTAGCAATAGCAAGATCACTTCCAACATGAATATGTCCTCCAGCAGAACGTAGGTTTTTGTTTGGTGATTCAGGCTTAGGGTTTTCTTCCATAGACCATGCATTATAATCAGGTTCACAACCGAAAACCCACGCTTCATCACATGCTAGTTCTGAGTCAGGGAAAACTACAGCGGAACTCATATCATAATGTAGATCAGGTGGTAGAACTCCACGTACCATTTCCATAGTGGCTTGAACTTCGCGTTTGAAATCTTCAAAGGTTGAGCATGGTGGGATGTTGAACTCTACTGCTACATTGTCCTCAAGGCACGCATGACCGACCTCACTAAGTTTGCGCGGAACCCACTTGTTACCACCAAGTAGTCCAATAACAGACTTAAAGTTACCCATTTGATCCTTGAGGAAAATCTCAGGATCGCATCCGATTGTGAATTGTTGCATGATTTTTCCTTACAAAGTTGGCAAGTTGTACTTCTGATTTACTTCGTTAAATTTAGTAACATCTAAATGTGAGTGTTTTGGATACTCACGACCATCCCATTTAGTGTACTTGTTGATATATGGATTTGGTACTTTTAATAGTCCTGTAATCATATATGTGTCCTTGTTAGGATCACGATTACTTTTCTGCACATGTAGTCCCATAAATGGAAATTTCTTGAGAGCAACTAGACAATCTTTAATATCAGCTTCACGAACTTTGCGTGAAAAGAAACATGAAATTCTACCGTTGAGTGATAGATATTCAATTAGACATGGTAAATACTTTAATAGATTTGTCCAAGTACATCCGTCTGTGTTTAATGATGCTGCTGTACAATCACCATCAATTCCAGAAAGTACAATACAGGTTTCTCCACTAGCATCCAAAATTTCTACGGATGTAGTCCCATAAATTACCCTGAGTTTTAATCCGTGGTTTTCGCCAAACACTTTGTCTGCTTGCGTATAACATCCAATTGGCAGTCCCATTACATAAACCTTTCCTTAAATTGGTGCGCACACCACTTAACAAATGGAGTAGTTGGTGACATCCACTCGGGATGCCCTTGAATTGCTAATGTATTACTCTCAGTTAATAAAACAACTTCTGGAATTGTTACTTCTACAATATCCTTATCAGTATACGCAACAGTTGTGCGATCTTTATCCCATGCAAGTAGCTCATGACCGACCTTAGATAGATTCAGTGCTTGATGATGACAGGATGTAGTGTAGAATGTCTGACCATCAAAGGTGGATACTGCATGATCTTGATGATGCCCACCCTGAATGTGTTGATACAATGTACCACCAGACAAAGCACATGCAAGTTGTGCGCCACGGCACACACCAATAATAGGAATACCCAACTTAACAGCCGCGTTAAATAGTGTAGCCTCAATTAGATCACGTGAAGATGGATGCTTACTTGCATGAGCATGGATTACATCTTGGTTATACAGAGCCGGACTAATATCTTCACCACCCCATAGAATCAATGCGCCGTCAGTACTAAGTTCTTCTGGATCATATACTGGGATAGTTTCAGAGAATAACTTGAATGGGTCTTGTGATCGAAAGTATGCGGAGTATAGTTTCATTTAGGAATAATCTCGAACTTATCGTTGACAGTGTATGCTGCATACGTTGGCTTGGTCTTTAGCTTACGCAACTCATGTAGACGATACACACAAATTGTAGCATTTGGAGTTTTGTTAGACAATGCTCTTACAGAATCTTCGATTTGACTATCATTATAGGCAACTCGAACGAGGTCGCGATCAATCTCAACTCCTTCTTCCATATCAGGAAGAATAATATAAGGATAAGCCATTATTGTACCTTTGTTAGAACTTGATTAAAGACAGATGGAGGAACCTTAACACCAGTTACTTGGGTAAGGAACGTGCCCTTTGGTGTCTTACGTTGTAGAAACCGTGCATGAGGTTCCCAACCATTATTACCAAAGAATACATCTACTACATGGTTTGCCTTGATAACAACAACATCATTACCTAGATTATTGGGGAATTTCATTTGTTTCATCTCCGATTGCTTTAATGTCAATGATAGGTTCTGCTGGAACATGGCTATCAGGAAGAATCTCAGACAGCGCGTAGCGTACCGGCTGTCCCTTTGTCCATGATGGACTTACTGCAAAAATAACACATGGATCACCCTTTGCTTTGATAACCTCTGCATTATCCTCAACAAAGCCAGTGATTACTAGTTGTGAACCAGATAACAGGCTGAATTTGTCACCAACTTTGTAAGTACTTTTTGCTTTGATACGATCAGCATTAACACGAATATCCCATTCCTGTTTTTGCTGTTCAGTCATCATACTATATGGAGTATGTGAATATGAATTCTGATAATTCTGTGTTTGATAATTACTAAAAGATTCTTCGTGAATCTTAATACTTTGTTGGATCATGGCCGACCTCAAAAAGCGGAGTTGTTAAAGAATGATGTGTTTACTCGTCGGGATAGATGGTGAGAGTTGCGCGTGTTTGTGTGGAGTTTTCATAGTTTCACCATAGTCCCATAATCAGAATACCAAACTTCAGTTGGTTTGAAAGCCTCAATAGCCTCTTGACAAATTGCGCAAGGCTTCGCACACACTAGCTGCCCATCACGACCATATCTCCACACCATGAGTTTATGAATAGGTTGATCTTTACATCTGATAAGGCACGCGATTTCTGCATGTAAGAACTGCCGGTCTGGATGACCGACCTTCTCCGCGAAGTACGCTTGTAGTGGATGTGTCTTTGTATAACTGTTAGTTGCAACAGCTAACAATCTACCACGTTTATCATATGCATGGGCTACTAGAATGTGTTTGTGCTTACTCATCAAATAAATATTTAGCTGATTGTTGTAAAAAAGTAATTACTTGTTCTTCCATGCAAATGCCTTACTGAATCCATCGTGAGTTTGTTTAATAAAAGTTGGCTCGTCAATCTCAGGACAATCCTGATAATACTCACTGCTCTTGAGACGACCTTGAGCTTTCATGCGACCAATGGTCTTGTTGTATACATCAAGATTGCTACACTTCGCGGCGGCCCACCCAACTACCTTAAATGATTCGTTGAGTACATAGGCAACAGTGAGGCCACCATGAGGAATGACCGACCCATTCTTGCTAACATTGCGGCAATGAATGAACTTAATGTTTGACTTCGTTTGTTGTGACATGTTTACTTCTCCTTATTATTACACTTGGCGATTGCGGCTTTCGCCCATTACCAGCGCAACAGCTTTAATTAAGTCTTTCATGATTCCTCCTTCACACCAATTTGCCTAGATTGTACTCGGCAGGATTGATGATTGTAACAGGGCCGTGACGATGACCGACCTTTTTATTCTTACGCAAACGTTGGATCTTAATGTCAGAATGTTTATTGCGAAGTTCGCGTGCTTCCTCGCTATTCATAACAGCGGACACACCATCCACAAGGACAGTGACAAGTGAAAACTTAGGTGCGATTAGCATTATAGCCATCTTTCTATCATAGTAGGTAAGACCAGTGTTACAAAGAGAATAGAACCAATGGTTAGTTGATCGTAGATTTTGGAAAGCATTTCAGTTCCTTGTTATTAGAATAAACTTAATAAATGCCCCTGTTTGTGCAAGGACATTGATAAATTTACATAGACCCAGACCTAGACCCAGACCAAGACCTAGACCCAGACCCAGACCCAGACCTAGACCAA